TCCAGAACGTAGAATTTTCTATATCGATGTTGGTAATCTTCCTAAAGTCAAGGCGGAACAATATCTTAGAGAGGTAATGAGTCGTTATCGTAATAAACTCACCTATGATGCTAGCACCGGTGAAATTCGTGACGATAAAAAGTATATGTCAATGATGGAAGATTTTTGGCTTCCAAGAAGAGAGGGTGGTCGGGGAACAGAGATCACCACACTTCCTGGTGGTCAGAATCTTGGAGAGCTGACCGATGTGGAGTATTTCCAAAAGAAACTCTATCGCTCTCTTCAAGTGCCAGAGTCAAGAATGAATATTGATAATGGTTTTAGTCTTGGTCGTTCTTCAGAGATTCTTCGAGATGAACTGAAATTCACCAAGTTTGTTGGTCGAATGAGAAAGAGATTCAGTAATCTGTTTCATGATATTCTGAGAACTCAATTGATTCTGAAAAATGTCATCACTCCAGAAGACTGGGACAAAATGTCAGATCATATTCAATATGATTATCTCTATGATAATCACTTCTCCGAATTGAAAGATGCGGAGTTGATGCAAGAGCGTCTTGGTCTTCTTGCAACTGCAGATCCATATATTGGTAAATATTTTTCTGTTGACTACGTTCGTCGTAAGATTTTACGACAAACGGACATGGAAATCTTAGAACAAGATGTTCAAATGTCTGCAGAAAAAGAGGCAGGTATCATTCCTCCATCTCAGGAGGAAATGATGATGGCTAATCAAGCTGCACAAGCGACTGGTGGAATAGGTAATATTCCACAAGACATGGAGATTGATACTGATTCATTCGAAGCTCCTGAGTCTCCTGGATTACCCAAAGGTGGGGAAATATAAATAAAAGATAGGTATAACTTTTTATCTTATGGATGAGTTAATGGATTTGATTATCGCAGACGAATCTCCGTCTGAGATTAGTGACACAATTAAAAACGTTCTCTTTGCCAAAGCTGCAGAGAGAATTGAATATGCAAAACCTTTCGTAGCTGATTCTATGTTTGGTTTTGCCGATGAAGAGGATCTTGGTGAATACGACACAGAAGAGGACGAGTAATGGCACATTTACCAGTTGGTAGTGGTATTAGTTTCAATACCAGCACCACATCGGCACAATCTGCACAATTTAGTGTTCAATCTGACACTTTGAGAGTTGTCGCATTGACAGCAAATGCTCACGTTGTTATCGGTTCAAACCCAACTGCAACCAATGCAGATTATTTTGTCCCTGCTGGTAGTTCTGCAACTCTTTCATTAACTCCTGCATCGATTAATGTCGTTGGATTTGAAACTGGAACAACAACCACTATTGATTTACCAGAAGGAACAGGATCTCCATTTACTGTTGGTGATCTGATTACTATCACAGGTGTGACTGGTGTTGCTGGATTCAATACGACTGCAACCATTGCATCGATTGATAATAGTTCAAACACTTATGGATATTTTTCAGAAAGAATCACCACTAATCATGACAGTAGAGCTTTGACAGCCGCTAATATTACTGGTTTAGGAACTGCTATTGCAAGAAAAACTTTGGTAGTTGCAGCAATCACTGATTCTGGAACAGGTAAATTATACGCACAACAAGTACAACTCTCAGGGCAAGCGTAATGAAACTCATTACAGAAGAAATCGAAAAGGTTGAAGTTATCGTTGAACAACGCAACGGTAAGAGAAATTTATTTATTGAGGGTATTTTTCTTCAAGGTGGAATCACCAATCGTAATGGAAGAATGTATCCCGTCCAAACACTTGGTCGTGAAGTGCAAAGATACAGTGAAAATTTCATTCAAAAAGGTCGTGCTCTTGGAGAACTAGGTCACCCTGATGGGCCTACTGTTAATCTTGACAGAGTTTCTCATAAAATTGTTTCTCTTCGTCAAGAAGGAAATAACTTTATAGGTAAAGCTCAAATTCTTTCAACTCCAATGGGTAAGATTGCTTCATCTCTTCTTGATGAAGGAGTTCAACTTGGTGTTTCTTCAAGAGGCGTTGGTTCATTAAAACCAACTAATGAAGGATACAGTGTAGTGGGAGAGGACTTTACTCTCGCTACTGCTGCTGATATTGTCGCAGATCCATCTGCTCCTGATGCCTTTGTAAATGGAATTATGGAGGGTAAAGATTGGGTTTGGGATGGTGGTATTCTTCGTGAGAGAATGGCAGCAAGAACTTATAAGAGAATTAATACTCTTACAGATCAAAAAAGACTTGATGAACAGAAACTTAATCTGTTTCAGGATTTCTTAGTAAATCTCTAATTTATAAATAAATATAGTTTAATTACAAGGTTAAATCGGAGAGTTCAGATGTCCCGTAAGAGGAATTTACAAGAAATGGAGAACGCCGTGACCAGAGGTGCTGCACCTGCTGAGCCAATGCAAACAATGGCGGGTGTAAGTTATGAAGATCTCGGCGGCCCCACTCCAGAAAACTATCGTCCAGACGATGATTCTGCTAAACTCAATGTCGCTAGTGCTGGCGATGGAGCTTATTCAAGAAATCTTGCTTCGGTAAAAGGCGTCATGGCTAAAACTAAGATGGAAGAAGTTGAAACCGAAGAGGAAGTTATCGCCGAATCGGAAGATGATGAAGAGGAGCTTATCGAAGCTGAGGATGAGGGTGAAGAAGAGGAGTATGAAGAGCTTCCAGAATTGACCGATGAGGTAGATGTAGAAGAGGATGTAAATGCTCTTCTCGGTGGAGAAGAACTTTCCGAAGAATTTAGAGATAAAGCAAAAGTAATTTTCGAGGCTGCTCTGAAGTCAAAAGTAGTTGAAATCAGAGAAGCCCTGGAAGCCCGTTATGAGGCTCAACTTGTTGAAGAAGTTGAGGCCATGAAGGGCGAACTCATTGATCGCGTTGACTCCTATCTGGAGTATGTCGCTGATGAATGGGTAACTGAAAATGCCCTTCAGATCGAACAAGGTCTTAAGACCGAAATGACCGAATCATTCCTCAATGGAATGAGAGGGCTCTTTGAAGAACATTATGTAACAATCCCTGAAGATAGATACGATGTTGTCGAGAGTATGGTAGAAAAACTTGACGAAATGGAGACAAAACTCAACGAGCAGATCGAAAAGAATATTCATCTCAACCAAAGACTCGCAGAGTCGGTTGCCGATGGTATCCTTGCTGATGTCGCTGAGGGTCTGACGACCACTCAGAAAGACAAGCTCGCTTCACTTGCCGAAGGTGTTGAGTTTGAGAGTGAAGAGTCTTATACGGAAAAGCTGATGACCCTGAAAGAGTCATATTTCAAGGCTGTTCCAAAGAGAAGTGAGTCGGAAGTCCTGAGCGAGTCTGTTGATACGCAATCCTATGGCGATGCAATGTCAGCATATATGCAGGTACTGTCCAAGTCAGTTCAGAAGTGAACTTAACATTATAAGCTAAAACACACACTTACAAAGGTAAACGCAAATGTTCCAAGCCGAGCATCTGCAGGAGAAGTGGGCGCCCCTCCTTAATCACGAGGGTCTTGATCCTATTAGAGATCACCATCGTAAAGCGGTAACCGCTGTCCTGCTTGAGAACCAAGAAAGATTCCTGAGAGAAGAGAAGTCTTTTCTCTCTGAAGCCCCAACAATGTCAGTTGGCAACGGTGGTTTCACCGGCGGTGCCACCGCGACTGGCCCTGTTGCTGGTTTCGACCCCGTTCTGATCTCTCTGATCAGACGTTCAATGCCTAACCTGGTCGCTTATGACCTGGCTGGCGTGCAACCAATGAATGCCCCCACTGGACTCATCTTTGCGATGCGTTCACGTTATGTTGATGGCACCAACGCTGATCGTAGACTTGGCACCGAAGCCTTCTTCGATGAGGCTGACACTGCATTCTCAGGTCAGTCATCGGCCTTCAACAATACGAGTGGTTTCTCTAACGCTGCAACTGGTCTTGGCACCACTGCTCAAAGTGGCACAAACCCAGGTGCTCTCAACCCTTCAACTAATGCTACTCAAGTTGCCTACGATGTAGGTCAGGGTATGAGAACCGATGACCTTGAGAACCTCGGTTCTACTGCTGCTCAGCAGTTCAACGAAATGGCTTTCTCGATCGAGAAGGTAACCGTAACTGCTAAGTCACGCGCACTGAAGGCTGAGTATTCACTCGAACTCGCCCAAGACCTTAAGGCAATTCATGGTCTGAACGCCGAAGCCGAACTGGCTAACATTCTCTCTACTGAAATCCTTGCCGAAATCAACAGAGAAGTTATCCGTACCATCTACAAAGTTGCTGAGACTGGTGCTCAAGTTAACACCGCTCAAGCTGGTACTTTCAACCTGGACGTTGACTCCAACGGTCGTTGGTCGGTTGAGAAGTTCAAGGGTCTGCTGTTCCAAATCGAGCGCGATGCTAACGCTATCGCCCAGAGAACTCGTAGAGGAAAGGGCAACATCATCCTGTGTTCTGCTGACGTTGCTTCAGCTCTGACCATGGCTGGTGTTCTGGATTATACTCCTGCCCTTAACGCTAACCTGAATGTAGACGACACTGGTAACACCTTTGCTGGTGTTATTAACGGTAAGTATCGTGTCTACATTGATCCTTATGCCGCCAACAGTGCTGCTACGCAGTATTATGTAATCGGTTATAAGGGCACCTCGCCTTATGACGCTGGTCTGTTCTATTGCCCATACGTTCCTCTCCAGATGGTTCGTGCCGTTGGCGAAGACACCTTCCAGCCCAAGATTGGCTTCAAGACCAGATATGGTATGGTCGAGAATCCATTCTCACAAGGCACCACTCAGGGTAGCGGCACTCTGACCGTTAACGCTAACCGTTATTACAGAAGAGTTTCCGTAACCAACCTGATGTGATATAATATTCCTTGTGTGAAGGAAGTGCAAGAGGGGTCTTTGACCCCTCTTTTTTTTATCTAAATACTTCTAAAACATATAATGTCTCAGACACCATTTACAAAACAGATATCCAACAGGAACTACATGTCGCCAGTTGGATTCAAGTTTATTTTATCAAAAACACCAAAGGTTGATTTTCTTTGTCAATCTGCAAATATCCCTGGAATCAGCATGGGAACTGCAGTTCAACCCACATATCTGAAAGATATTGCTGTGCCTGGTGATAAAGTGCTTTATGATGATTTGACTCTTCGATTTTTAATCGATGAGAACATGCAAAATTACTTAGCTATCTACAAATGGATCACTGGTCTTGGGTATCCAGAATCAGTTGAACAATACAATAATTTAAAAAAAGAAGATCCATATTCTGAAATTAATGATTTCGAACTTGCTGATCCAAGATACTTTGAATTTTCTGATGCAACTTTACAGATTCTCAACAGTAATTATCAACCAAATGTTTTAGTTAAATTTAAAGATATCTTTCCAACTTCATTAACAACTCTGGAATTTGATGTCTCAGAGAGAGACTATGCATACTTCACGGCTCAAGTTTCGTTCAAGTATACAATTTTTGAAATCACTGATAAAAATGGTGTTAGACTAGACAATAAACCGACCATTGGCGATCCTAGATGACTTTAACTCTTGAATTGATTCAGTCGATGTGGGAAGACGATTCCAAAATCGACATAGATAGTATGCATGAAGAGGCAATCAAAGTTCCACAACTTCACGCAAAATATCACGATATGATGAACAACTTAATACTTTTGAAAGCGAAAGCAAAACAATTACAAAGAAACATTCGACACGATAGATACGAATATTTTTCAGGAAAGTCCGATCCAGATGTTTATATCGAGAATCCATTTCCGAAAAAGATCCGCGACAAAGATACAATGCAAAAGTATCTTGATGCAGATGAAAAACTTTCAGAAGCATCAATGAAGATTGAGTATTACGATGTGATGATTAATTACCTCGATAGTATCTTGAGACAGATCTCCAATAGAACGTATCAGATTAAAAATTCTATTGATTGGCATAAGTTTCAAGCAGGTTATTCATGACGCATCTGGTTATCAAAAAGAAAAACGAAGTTTATCTTACAATACAATCCGAACCACACGTTTATCACGAACTTTCAGACTACTTTACATTTGATGTGCCTGGGGCAAAGTTCATGCCCCAGTATCGTAATAAATGGTGGGACGGAAAGATACGTCTTTTTGATTCCAAAAAAAATGAACTCTACGTAGGGCTTGTCGATAAGGTTTTATCTTTTTGTAATCGACAAGAGTATACCTATGAATTTGAAGGAAATAAGTTCTATGGTCTCCCCCTTGAAGAGAACGATATGGTGTCGCCAGAAGGGGTTGCAGACTACGTAAAACACATCTCATCATATAAACCTCGCGGCTACCAAATAAAGGGTGTATATGACGCTTTAAAAAGTAATCGTAAGTTACTAATCTCACCAACAGCTTCTGGTAAATCTCTGATGATTTATTCAATCGTGAGATACTTTATTGATAAACAAATGAATATTCTGTTGGTGGTGCCGACCACTTCTCTGGTAGAGCAGATGTTCAAAGACTTTCAAGATTATGGTTGGGATGCAGAAAGTTATTGTCATAAGATTTATTCTGGTCGAGAGAAGATTACAGATCAACCAGTTGTGATCACAACTTGGCAGTCAATTTATAAATTAGAAAAGTCATTCTTTCAACGATTCAATGTCGTGATCGGCGACGAAGCACATTTGTT